TTTTGAATTAACTGAACCAAACTTACAAACAGAAGGATATCAAAGACTAAAAGCAAATTACGAATTAATGACCGTTATAAATCAAAGAGAGTTTTTCAAAGAAGTATATCTTTGGAATACGTTGTGCAAAGAAAATAATGCACAACTTAAGATCTTTGCCATGAATGAGAGTACATGGCTACCAAAAGATCTAAATATCATTGGAGACTGCAATCACAATGTAGTAGCCAACAAAACTGTAGAGCAGTTTTTATCAACCAAGGGCAACTTAGAAACCTTTTTAATCGATGATGAACATTACAATTATGATGCACATAAATTGATTGCAGAGGACTTTGTACCCAATATTAAAATGGAAGGAAGTGTATGTTGAAAGAAATTATGTTAAACGCGGCAAGGAAACACGCAGAAGCAGAGATTGATCTGCACAAGGCTAATGTTGAAGTTTACATGAGTAAGGTTGTAGGTATTGGAGAACATTCCGATATCATCGAAACTATTCAAAAAGAACTTGACAAAATGGCACAGGCACACGATCGTTTAGAAATGTTAAACAAGTACTTTGGTTAAACCCATTGTTATTTACTGTTGACATTAACCTAAATATATCGTATAATATAACACAACTAAGACAGGCAATCCACTGCCTTAACATCGGAGAAGTAAATGAGTAAAGTAGAAGAACTAAAAGCAAAACTTAAAGAAGCAGGTATCAGGTACTGGGCTAATGATAATATTAGCGAAGTACTCAACGAAGGTGACAAACAAGCACTTATCGAAGAGGCTGTTCCTGCTTTTGAAAATGTATTGCAAACTCTGTTAATTGATACAGAAACAGATCCTAACAGTATGGATACTGCAAGACGTATGGCCAAGATGTACGTTAATGAGATCATGGCTGGACGTTATGATGTAATGCCTAACCCAAGTGCATTTCCTAACTACATTGAAGGTGGTTATGAAGGTATGTTGGTAGTGCGAAGTGAACTTACAAGTTTATGTTCGCATCATCACCAAACAGTAAAGGGTGTAGCATACATTGGTATTATTGCAGGTCCTAAATTATTAGGTCTTAGTAAGTACACAAGAATCGCACAATGGTGTGCAAGACGTGGTACACTACAAGAAGAACTGAATGTTATGATTGCAAATGCAATCCAAGAGCAAACAGGCAGTGAACATGTAGGTGTATACGTACAAGCAACACACGGTTGTTGTGAGAACAGAGGTATTAAAGCACACAGTAGTCTTACACAAACAACTGTACTACGTGGTGCATTTAAAGATGATCCCGCAACTAAGAAAGAGTTTATGGATAACGTTAAACTTCAACAATCGTTCGCGGCAGGATCTTAATATGCAAAAACTACGATACTCAGAAGCATTTTATAGTGTACAAGGCGAAGGGCGTTACGTAGGCGTTCCTTCTGTCTTTTTAAGAACGTTTGGTTGTAATTTTCGTTGTATGAACTTTGGTTTAGAAAATCAACCAATGCGTGATGAAAAGCAAAAGGCTGGTATTATTCGTAATCAAGAAGTACAAGACTTAATAGATGCAGGTGTACATGAAACTACAAAAGAGTTTAATGACTTGCCTATTATACATACAGGTTGTGATACTTATGCAAGTATCTATCCAGAGTTTAAAAAATTCAATAAACAAGCAACTGTAGATGAAGTAGTAGAACATTTATTAAGTTTATTGCCAGAAGGTAAATGGACTATGAATAATGGACAAGATATCCATTTAATCATGACAGGCGGCGAACCATTGTTGGCGTGGCAACGATTGTACGTAGAATTATTTGAGCACCCACGTATGCAGGACTTAAAAAATGTTACATTTGAAACAAACACTACACAACTTTTACATGACGATTTATTCAACTATCTCAACAATCAGGACAGAATCCAAGTCACTTGGTCTTGTTCCCCAAAACTTTCAGTTAGCGGAGAACCTTGGGAAACTGCTATTAAACCTGACGTGGCTGAGCAGTATAGCACTGTTACTGATAGCAACTTGTATCTCAAGTTTGTTGTCGCTACTGATAAAGATTTTGACGAAGTTACAAAGGCTGTGGACGCTTACAGAAGTGCCGGGGTGGAATGTCCGGTATATCTTATGCCGTTGGGTGGACGCAGTGAAGAATATGTTCTCAACGTCAAAGAAGTCGCAGAAGCATGTATGGACAGAGGATGGAGATTCACTCCAAGACTACACATCTCCCTCTTTGGAAATGCTTGGGGAACATAATCGTAAGATGAAGAAACAACAAACTAAAAACGAACAACTTGACAAGGCTAAAAAGGCCCCAATAGATCAAGATGCAATTAGAAAGGCAGGATGGTGATATATGTTAGATAAAATGAAAGATATGTTAGGCATGAAAACGGCCTCAAAAGATAAAGGACTTTCGCATAGAGATCTTATGCTAAAGGAAAAGAAAGAAGCAAGTAAAAACAAACAACCTTGGGTTGGTGTACTTGATACACAAGTAAACAAAGATAACATTAGAAATGGCTTCTTTGAACTTGATTGGAATAATGAATTTATTGAACAATTACTTGATGCTGGTTACTCCGGCGAAACAAATGAAGAAATAGTTGATCAGTGGTTTAAAGATCTTGCTCGTAATGTATTACAAGACGAAGGTCACAATACAGATAGAGGAGCAGGGTTTATTAAAACTAAAAATTTAGGCAAAGATAAATCGGAGGTTAAGTAATGTCAATTGTAAGAATTAAAAGTTTTCACCCATTAACTGAGTTTGCACCAAGTTGGAATATTCCATTATGGTTAACTAACTGGACAGATCATGAGCATGTAGATGCTATTAAAAAATGGATCTTAGAAAACGAAAAAGATATTTTAGAAAAATATGAGTACACTTCAACAGGAGGTACTGGATTAAGTGAGGATCATATTACTACACGTTTTGGAAAGTATAACTTACTTTCACAAGACAATCCTGCATTTAACGAACTATTAACGTTCTTAAGATATTCGTATATTGAATATGTACAAACTGCACAACTTGAATTAAAAGACTTGCAAATTGTATGTTGGGCAAACATTCTTAAACAAAGCGAAGCAATGGCTCCGCACTCACATGGTGCTCAACCAGATTCTTATCTAAGTGGTAATATGCATTTAGAAGATTATTCAACTTCAACATATTATAGAAGTGCATATGATCCGGAATCAAAACTTGGCTTACCAAATAAAAAAGGTGGCTGTGTAATGTTTCCAAGTAGTACACAACACTACACAGGCGAACATGATTCAAAAGATCCAAGAGTTAGTGTAGCATTTGATCTACGTTTGACTGGAAGTTTTGATGCAAACGAAATGAATGCCATTCCTTTTATGAATAAGGAAGTGTTAACTCAAATCCAAGAGAACTATAAAACACAAGCACAAGCAAATAAACCGGTTGACAACACTGCTAAAAAGTAGTATAATAGTACTATAATTTAACAAGAGGACAACTTAATGGCAACTTACATACTCGTTGATACTGCTAACACTTTTTTCCGTGCAAGGCATGTGATAAGAGGTAACCTTACTGATAAGATTGGTATGGCGTTTCATATTACACTTGCTGGCGTTAGAAAGGCTTGGCAAGACTTTGACGGTACTCATGTTGTATTTTGTCTTGAAGGACGTAGTTGGCGTAAAGACTTTTATGAGCCTTACAAGAGAAATAGAAGTGATGCTCGTGCGGCGGCTACTGCACAACAACAAGAAGAAGATGAAGTGTTCTGGGAGTGCTTTGATGAGTTCAAGGACTATGTAGGCAACAAGACTAATTGTTCTGTATTACAAAATCCGCAACTTGAGGCAGATGATCTTATTGCTGGTTGGGTACAATCACACCCTAACGACAATCATGTTATTATTAGTACTGACGGTGACTTTGCACAATTAATTGCACCTAACGTAAAACAGTACAATGGCATACAAGATATTACAATTACACATGAAGGTTACTTTGACAAGAAAGGTAATCGTGTTTTAGATAAGAAGACAGGCGCAGAGAAGCCTGCACCTAATCCTGCATTTATGTTGTTTGAAAAGTGTATGCGAGGCGACACAAGTGATAACGTGTTTAGTGCTTATCCTGGTGTTAGAGTAAAAGGTACTAAGAACAAGGTAGGCTTAACAGAAGCATTTGCAGATAAAGACAGTAAAGGCTACAACTGGAATAACATGATGTTACAACGTTGGGTAGATCATAACGGTGACGAACATAGAGTATTAGACGACTACACACGTAATGTTGTATTGTGTGATTTGACTGCACAGCCAAGTGAAATTAGAAGTGTTATTGATAGTGTAATCAAAGAGGCTACAGCAGAGCCTAAGGCAATTACACAAGTAGGTATTAAACTTATGAAGTTCTGTGCTAAACACGATCTTGTTAAAGTAGGCGAACAAGTACAAAGTTATAGTGAACCGTTAAATGCGAGATATGTATGCAACTAATGGACGAAAATTATGCTGACGCATATGAGTTTATATGTTCTTTAGAACCAGTAGTACAAGATCTTGTTAAAAATATGCCCATTAATACAGGCAATGGTTTTCCACATCAAGAGCATTTAAGAGATAATGCCGCCAAGAAACTTGGTGTGATGTTAAGTAAACTACCTGTCCAAAATATGTCAACTGAAGACATTTTGAAGTTAAATAACTTAGACAATATGCCTCAAGACCCTTATATGGTTAAAGCATTAAAAGATATAAGTGGAAAAGAAGGGTATAGAGAAGTGTACATGAGGGAACAGAAAGAACGTGATAGACGTGATGATCGCGAAAGAGAGTTTCCTTTAGAGCCAATTATAGAAGCAGTAGAATCCGGGACATGTCGGCCACCCTTGATTGTAGAAGCAGAAAGCGGTCGATACGTTATCGACGGTAGAACAAGATTATATGCGGCATTAGCGGCAAATAAGAATATAAATGTAACTGTCATAACAACTGAAGTATTAGGAGGAATAAATGACTATTAAAGGAAAATCTATTGTAGCAGGCAAGTTTTGGATTGTGGAAGAAGACGGAGAACGTATTGGTACTCTTTCAAAGCAAGAAGATAAAACTTATATGTACTGCTGTAATACACATACGAAATTTTACGAAAGTGAAAAGTCTTTAAGTAAAGACATTGCTATTGAATGGGAAACAACTATTTCTGATGCAAACAAATCAAGAGTTGCAGATAAAGAAGTACATGGCTTTCCAACTTCATGTGTACCGCATAACAGTATGTATGATGTAAAAAAGAAATTACCATTGTTTACAAAAAGTAAAAAATCTAAAAGTTTATACTGTGCAGGTTACTATATTATTAAATTTGACAAAGGCTGGGTAAGAAGTTTTTGTCCTAAAATGGTAACGTGTGAAAACTATGTTTCAAAAGGACCGTTCAAGACAGAACTTGAAATGCGTTCAGAACTTTCAAAGGCAAACGCAGATGCAAAAAGATCCTATTAATACTGTACCTTTAGAAAAGTTTTTTTCGCAAGTAAGAGCCGCCGAGCAAAGCAATGCCAAAGATGTAAGACTAACACTCGACGATGCCAAAATACTTGCACTCACATTAGGGCAAATCAATGCCCGACTACTTGGTAACATCGAAGAGTTTATTGCTACCAAGGCAGTTGAAAAGGAATCTGAAGTTATCAACGTTGAGATGGACGGCGGTGGTTTTAAAGGAGAATGATAAAACAAACTCTTTTTACTTCAGACATATACAAAGTAAAAGTCCAAAAGCATGAAGAAATTAAGAACTTCTTCACATCCAATATAGAAAGTGAATACAATGACAAAGGTCCTAATTGTGATTTCTGCAATGTATACAGTGATTATTTTCCAGGTGCTCGGCCAGTAGACTGGGACGACATATTACCTAAATACGAATCTTCGATACAAGAGTTTATAACCGAATACGGATTTAAAGATACACACAACTGGAAGGTTGGTATTGATGCTTGGTACAATGTAACAGGCAAAGGTGGTTGGGGAGAAACACATAATCATTTATCCAGCCCTCGTACAATACAATTTAGTGCAGTACATTACGTAAAGTTTGATCCGTTAACACATAGTCCCACTATATTTTATAATCCCTCTAATGACGGTATTAGAAGCACACAACCTACCCCTACAGTAAGTAACCTACCGCCTACATGGCCTAAAGAACTCATTAACGTAGACGCCACAGAAGGCGATATGGTATTCTTTCCGCCTTATTTAAATCATAGTATACCCGTGCAAAAAAGTAGTGTACCAAGAATTACTACTGCATTCAACATAACAATTACTGAGAATTAGGATAAATATATACGTAGTTTATAATAAAGGACACGTATATGAGTAGACCTAAACCAACAATATTGTTGGAGTACATTGATAAGAAGACTTACAAGTCAGATCAGATACTCGCGGCTAATGCGATTTGGGCAGTTTTCTATCAGGGAAAACCTTTCAATCTAAAAACACAAAATTCATTATCAAGTTTTCCAGGACCTAAGTATAAGAAAGTTTCTTTTAGTAATCCAGGACATGCACACAACCTTGCTAAAAAGTTAAACGACTTATTTAATACTAACGAGTTTACTGTTGTGGAACTTACAGATGGAAAGATAACCACAGAGGGCAAATAATATGTATGAATATAAATGTAAAATTTTAAGAGTAGTAGACGGTGATACCGTTGACGTTGATATCGATCTTGGCTTTGGCATGTGGATGCACAAAGAACGTGTTCGTATGATGGGCATCGACACTCCAGAATCCAGAACACGTGATAAAGTGGAGAAAGCATTTGGACTCGCATCGAAAGCAAGACTCAAAGAACTGTTACCAATCGGATCTATGCAAATCCTCAAAACAGAAATTGACAGAAGTGGAGAAGATAAGAAAGGCAAGTTCGGAAGAATCCTGGGAGATTTCATCACAGACGACAATAAAAGATGTACTGACATTCTTGTTGAAGAGGGACATGCTGTAGCATACTTCGGCGGATCAAAAGATGAAGTACAAATAAAGCACATGGCTAACAGACAAAAACTAATCCGTGAAGGTATTGTTACACCACCCGAGCCAAAGAAGAAGTAAATGAATTGGAAAGAAACCTATACCAAGGTCTTCTTAAAACAAGCAGACATCAGCATTAACGAAGCAACCATGAAGCAGTATATGCCAGCATGGTGGCAAAACACACGAGTTAAATCAGAAGGTGGACTTCGATTAACAGATGCTGGTATGTTGTTTCTTACAGAAAAATTAGATTTACTATCATATGATGTCCCGTTTCCAGAGGATTTTCAACTTACAACTAATACAGTAATCTGGTTAGACCGTTTTATTACGTGTCCATACTACTTAACTAACAAAGGAATCACTGTATTTGATGAAAAGAAAGCACTCGAACTACATCTTTTTAGTGGTGATGTAAAGAAATACGGCCTTACTAAAGCATTGAAAAGAGCCGACGAAGAACTAACTCCTTGATTTTACTGGCTTATTTTGGTAGGCCTTTTTCAAAAATAATTCAAAAAAAGTACAAATAATGGTTGACCTTTGGGCATAGAGAGTGTATTATATATACATACTTAGAAATTAAAGTATGGCACTGAAGTTAACAAATAGGAGTACAAAATGGAAAACATTGCAACAAGAACAATTGGTCCTAATGATGCTAAGAAAAGTATCCTAAGGGCATTTAAGAAAAAGCGTCCTTTATTCATATGGGGACCTCCAGGTATTGGTAAGTCAGACATTGTAAGTCAGATTACTAATTCCTTTGAAAATTCAAAACTTATCGACATTCGTTTGTCATTGTGGGATCCAACGGACATCAAAGGTATGCCGTATTATGCCGCAAATGATAATACAATGAAATGGGCACCGCCAATGGAACTACCAGATGCGGCAATGGCTAAAAAGTATAAGACCATTGTATTGTTCTTAGATGAGATGAACTCTGCGGCACCGGCTGTACAAGCGGCGGCATATCAGTTAATCCTTAACCGTAAGGTTGGTACTTATGTACTACCAGACAATGTTCTTATTGTAGCGGCAGGTAACAGAGATGCTGACAAAGGTGTTACATATAGAATGCCAGCACCATTGGCAAATAGATTTGTTCACTTAGAACTAAAAGTTGATTTCGACGATTGGTTCCAGTGGGCTACTGAAAACAAGATCCACACAGACGTTGTGGGTTACTTGACATTTAGCAAAAAGGACTTGTATGACTTTGATCCAAAGAGCCCAAGTCGTTCATTTGCTACACCTCGTTCTTGGTCATTTGTATCTGAGTTACTTGAAGATGATGATGACGAGAATACCACTACCGATTTGGTTAGTGGTTCTGTAGGCGAAGGCCTTGCAGTGAAGTTCATGGCCCATCGTAAGATGGCTTCAAAACTTCCGAATCCATCGGAGATTTTGAAAGGTAAAGTAACAGAGTTAGAAACAAGAGAAATCAGTGCCATGTATTCCTTAACTGTTTCACTCTGCTATGAACTTAAAGAAGCCAGCGACAAAAACGATAAGACGTTTGACAATCAAGTCAATAACTTCTTAAAGTTTGCTATGGCGAACTTTGATACTGAATTAGTTGTAATGGGTATCAAATTGGCACTTACACAATACCAACTTCCAATCGATCCAGATGAAGTTGAGTGTTTTGATGAGTTCCATGAAAAGTTCGGCAAGTATGTAACGGCCGCTCAGGCTTCTTAACTATTTTGGGGTAGTATATTTTGGTATGCTACCCCATTATTTTTGGTTGACAAATCATATTAAATACTGTATACTGTAAGTATAAACAATAAGGAATAGGCACTATGACAACAGACGTATTAGAACAACAAGAACAAATTGAAATTACAGATGAGATTCGTGCAGAAGTATTAGATCGTATCATCGTTGCTCGTGTTGGTTTGTTGCTACGCCACCCATTCTTTGGTAACATGGCTACAAGACTTATTATTAAAGAAGCAAGTGATTGGTGTCCTACTGCCGCAACAGATGGCAGACACTTGTTTTATAGTGTTCCGTTCTTTGCTAAGATGACTAACAAAGAAGTTGAATTTGTTATTGCACATGAAATACTTCATTGTGTATATGATCATATGACACGTAGAGAAGATAGAGATCCGCAGATACATAATATCGCGGCAGACTATATTGTAAACAATACACTTGTTAGAGATGGCATTGGTGAAAAGCCTAAAGACATTCCAATTTTCCAAGACTTTAAATATGACAACTGGACGTCAGAGGCTGTATATGATGATATCTTTCAAAAGTATGATGAAGAAGAATTAAAACAATTAGGTCAATTACTTGACGAACATATTGACTGGGATAAAGAAAATCAAAAACAAGGTAAAGCACCATCATCTAAAGGTAGCAAAGGTGGTACTGACAAACCTTCATACAGTAAAGAAGAACTTAAAAAGATACGTGACGAAATTAAAGACAGTATGTTACAATCAGCACAGGCGGCTGGTGCAGGTAATATGCCTAAAGAAATTGAACGTATGATTAAGGAACTTACTGAACCTAAGATGAACTGGAGAGAGTTACTTCAGCAACAGATTCAAAGTACAATTAGAAATGATTATACATTTACTCGTCCTTCACGTAAGGCTTGGCATACAAGTGCTATCCTTCCAGGACTAAACTTTGATGAAACTATCGACTTGTGTATTGCAATTGACATGTCAGGGTCTATTAGTAATAAACAAGCACAAATATTCCTTTCAGAGATCAAAGGTATTATGGATCAGTATCAAGACTATAAAATTAAACTATGGTGCTTTGATACAGAGATCTATAATGAACAAGATTTCGATGCTGGCAATGATGACTTGCTATCATACAAAGTCGATGGTGGCGGTGGTACAGACTTTATGGCTAACTGGAATTATATGAAAGACAATGATATCCAACCTAAGAAGTTTATTATGTTTACAGATGGATATACTTGGGACACATGGGGTGATGAAGATTACTGTGATACAGTATTTGTTATTCACAGTCATCATGATAAAAACTTAGAAGCACCATTTGGAGTAACCACACATTATGAAGATGAAACCAAATCCGCTTAACTTTTTTGATATTAGGAAATTGGATTATCCAGGCTCGCATTTAGAGTACATGGAAATAAGTCCAAATTATAATATAGAAAAGGCAATTAGTAATTGGATAATGGCGAACTTAAAAAGTCGCTTTTATGTAGGCAAAAACCTTACCGTAAATGACGGCAATGAAATAAAAAGCAAACTCAGAATTGGGTTTGAGGATCCAAAAGAATTATCGTATTTCGCTTTGGCATGCCCCCATTTGAAATACAAATAAGTAATTAAGTATATACATTATAAAGTTAACAAAGGAGAAGACAATGTCTGATACAAATAAAGCAACGGCACCTTCTGAAGCACCGAATACTTCAGGCGGTCCAGTAGATCTAACAGTTCAAGATCTCAATACAATTAGAACTGTAATTGATATCGCTACACAACGTGGCGCCTTCAAAGCAAATGAATTACAAGCAGTTGGAACAACTTACAATAAGTTAGATATGTTCCTTCAGCAAGTACAAAAAGCTCAACAAGATCAAAACGCACCAGCAACACCAGAGGGAGTTCCAGCAACGGCACAACCTATTAGTGGAGCAGACGCGGCGGCGGCAATGAGCGGAGAAGTTCCTGCTACTGCAACAACGGAGAAAAAATAATGGCTATTAAGCATATTGGTAAATTAACCACAAATAAAAGAAAGGTGGCTGTAGCATACAGAACCCTTCCTAATGATCCAGAACACGCATTAGTAGTATCAACTGAAAACTTAACAGATTCAGATCACGATATTTTAATGCAATTAGTTGAATCACCATCAGGACAAGACGCTAACGAACTTGCAGAAGCAATGGCACGTACACGTTTAAGCGATGGTAGTATCATGTTAGCACGTTTCCATTCAACTGGTAAACTAACAAGAGTACCAACTAAAGAAGTAGACATGATGCCTACTAACACTGATACAATTAATCTTGCTGAATTAAACAAGGTTATTGCAGATCAGAAAGGCGTTAGCATTTCAGACTTGGCTTTACAAGATGATTCGCAACCACTGGCTACAGTTACAGAAACTGCGGCACCAGTGACAGCAGGTATGACAGCAGAAGCACCAGCAAGTGATGGTGTAATGAGCGACGAAGACCTTGCAAAATCTTACAGATCACAAGCAGACCGTTTAAGTAAAGAAGCGGCTCAGTTAAGGCGTGATGCTGAAGAGTTGGTTCCGACCAAAAAGAAAAAAGCATAGTCGAACTATGCCAAGGAAGAAACTGCTTAAACTTCCTGCAGACGTTATCAAACATTGGCCTGAAGTATTCGAGGGCATAGAAGTAAAAACTATACCACTCGAATACCTCCAGCATATTGAAGTAACGTTCAGCAATAGGAAAAAATGGTTCATTGAATGTACTCCTCAACTTAGCCAAAAGCGGTTTGAGAAGGATATCCGCGAACTATTCGACGAATACGGAGATAAGATCCGTAATGTAGACTTTGCTGTAGATAGTGCAAAGATCAAAGAAGACGTGCAAAAAGGTACTAAAAGCCTGTTCAAAAAAGCACGTTTCAAGAAATAAATACATTATAGCAAAACAAATGGTATTGGATAAATACTAATAGCAAAACAAATTTGGAGTAGGTAAGTATGGCACTTAAGATTAGACGAGGTACAACAGCAGAACGAGGCGCAATGACTGGCGCTAATCCTGCCCTTGCAGAGCCTATTTGGGTAACTGATAAAGTAAACATTAACGGCGAAAACGGTACATTATACGTTGGGGACGGAGCGACAAGCGGTGGTATTGCAGTTAACCCGCAAATATCATTAAACAAGTTAACAGATGTTGATAGTTCTTTAGCACCAGCAACAGGACAAGTACTTGCTTGGAATACGTCTAATGCACGTTTTGAAGCAGAAACACTTGCTCTTACAACAACTATTGCACAACTTACTGATGTTGATACAACAGGTGTTGCTAATAACAAAATTTTAAAATATAACTCATCTACAACTAACTGGGAAATTGCAGACGAAGACTTTGCAAGTTTCAACTTTGCTACACAATTATCAGGTAGTAGCATTGACGGATTAGGTGATGTAAGTACATCAGGAGCAGACGAGCCCACAACAGGACAATACTTGGTATGGGACAATGCTAACTCACAATGGAAGCCAGGAGATTTAGATCTTGCTGGTGCGGCTATTACAAACTTAACTGCTGATCTAAAAGGTTCAGTATTTGGTGACGATTCATCATTACTTGTTGATGGTGTTAATAGTATAGTAAGATTGTACAATGGTGTGCTTGACTTTGCTGAAAATGATTCAGTTATTTCAAGTACAGGTAACTTTAAAGTTAGTAACGAATTAGAAGTAAACTCAACAGTACTTGAAGCATTTAACAAAGATGAGTCAACTGCAATTAGAGTTAACGGATTAAACGGTGCAACTGCTGATAACATTTCAGGTTTTTCAATTAACGGTTACTACGGTGGCTTTGAAGGCAGTGGTAATGAAGTTAAAATTACAGCAGGTCATTACATTGGTGAATTAAGTGCATTAGCATTTGATCCAGACAGTGATGGTGCAGGTACTGGAAAGAAAGTTTTTTCATCAACGATCTTATTTAGATCAGACCCAACTGAAACTATTGCAAACGATACTGCAAAAGGTCAAATTGAATTTGTAACTAACGCAGGCACAGGTACTACACCAGTTCCTAAGATAATGGTATTTGACTCTAAAGGTCAACTTGCAATTAATAGAACTGCGGCAAGGTCAACACTTGATATTGAAGGTGTTATGACAATGGAACCACAAGCGGCGGCTCCGACTACTCCAGTAATTGGAATGATTGCAGTTGCTGATAAGACTTCATGGGATCCAGCAAGTTTTAGTGGATCAACTCCTTACCCAGTATTTTACACTGGTGTTGCATGGATATCAATGATTGGTGCTTAATTTCCATTTAGGAAATAAGTTATACAATTCCCAAAAACGTTCAAAGTTAAATTTCCAAAGAGTCTGTTTGGTATATCTATAATCCATCTCTCCGAGATTTTCAACTATACCCATCTTCGCTAATTTAGGAAAGTATATTTTGTTTACCAGACTCTGAGAGCCTTCTGGATTTGCATTTGTAGTTGAGTATAACTCTCCGTTACGTTCAGTAACAAATTTAATTGCAGTACTATGAAAAAACTGATCAGTATAATTTTGTAACTTTGAAATTTGACTCATACCGCTGAGCCTGATTTCATCGGGTGGTTTCTTAATTAAACTTGTTCTTCCTGCTCTCCAAGCATTAGGTCCTACTTCATCAAACGTATGAATTATCTGCGTTCCTATAATCGTATCATCTTCATATAGTAAGTTCAATACAAATTCACGTTCATTGTTAAAACAATCAATAAGCATTTTTTGACTTGCATTATTAACATGACCTACTGCTTCTGCACCTGCATAATATTCTGTTAGGTCAATACCTTTGTGCCATTGTACTATTTTAAAATCTGACATGTGTATAATTCCCTTTGACACTATCGTTTAAATCAATACCACAGTAGTCGTGTCCGTAAACTACAAGGTTGTTTACTCTATGTTTAAACTTTGTATAATTCTTTTCAAGTTCTTCTGGTTCTACATTCCATTGTAGCATTTCACTTGACCATATGTTTGTAGTCCACAATACCTTAGTACCATGTACACTATCAATTACATCAAACAGTTTATCACTGTCTTGTACAATATCTATTACATGAAACTCATGTTTTAAATCTCTGTACCTTGCCCATAATCTTTGAAAAGCAAGGCTTCCGCCGAAGTCTTTTAGTTCTTGTTCCCAGAATTCTTTATAGTTTGCACGGTAAGTACTGCTGAAGTTATAAGTTAAATCGTGTTCTAAGAGCCATTTATCTAAGTCATAACCGCTCCAAGTTTCTAATAAATGCTTCTTATAGTTTAAACTTGCTTCGCACCAATCAAAGTAATGTACTGTAGTACCTTCATGAAAACCGTTTGCATTTAATATTGCAAGTGGTTTAAATCCTGCGGCCGCACTAAACAAATGATCTATATGTGTACTTGTGCGTACACCTTCTCCACTTAATCTTTCTGTGTTAAAAGCATACACTCTGTTCTTTTCTATTTCTTCTTGATATCCTAATTTACGTATCCATGCACGTTGACTGTAGTTTAATTGATCAACAAGTTCATCATTAGTTTTATCTAACCATACCTTTTCAAGTATGTCTGGCTTGTTGTAAGGATATAAAAATACTTTACATTCTCGCATGTCGTTATCGAGATTTTCAATAGTAATGTTATTTTCTGCGGCAATGTGTATCCAGTTACTTCCGTCAGCAGTAATAGTGCTATGTGTATAACCT